CGTGGACGAACAGAGATAACGTTGATCCGTCTGGGTGGAGCAATAGGCGCGTAACGTCGGCCCCATCGATTATTGGAAGTGGGAGTAACGGGTTCAATATTTTCAGCATGTTCATGGATGGGGTTATCTTTTGGAATCCTCGTCACGTAAGATTCGGAACGATTTATGCGGGGACTGGGGACTGGTTCAATAGGACTACAGGGGCGACAACGTGGACGGACAGATGAACTGTAAAAAAAATAAAAGGGTTGTCGGTCTATGCAACTAACCTCGCCGCTCCTATACCCTACTCCGCATTCAAAAGATTTTCTCAATTCTACAAACCGCATTCTCCTTTCTTCGGCGGCCCAGTATATTGGGGAATGTTTTGTAGTCCCAAAAAGCGGGACAGTCACGAAAGTTGGCTTTCTTTCTTCTGATGGTGCTGGACTGACTGGGAGTGTCTCGGTCGGATTGTATACGACGGACTCTAACGGTGTCCCAACGTCAACGGCCTACGGTGGGATGTCTCCGGGGACGCAATCAAATCCGGCGGCAAATACGGCCTACACCGTGACTCTAGCTATCCCCGCTACCGTAACAGCAGGGAATTTCATTTGCGCAAAAATAACTGTGTCGACATTGACGGGCGGAGATTTCAGACTGCGGTATCATCCGGAGTCATACGTCGACATGGATAATGGAATACCGTATCTATACAGGAGCGATACAGCGGCGTTTGTTTATGGGATGCCAATATTGTGGGTTGAATATAGTGATGGAAGCTATGTCCACATGAACGGAATAAGGGGTGAGATCGGCAGGACTGTTCTTACATTTGATTCGACAACGACGCCGGACCTTTACGGGAATAAGGTCGTTTTGCCATTCACAGCGAAAGTTTCAGGTCTTTGGATTTTCTGGAATTCTTCAAACTCTCCTTCTGGCTCAAATGGTGAATATTTCAGGATTTACGATCAATCGCTTAACGTCTTGGGCCAGTTGGTCGTCAGCCAAATGCATTACTTAGTCGCCGCGTCCGGAATCTACTATTTCTATTTTTCTTCTCCGATAACCTTGATCGGCAAACGTAAATATTATGTCGCTTTATATGAAGGTACAAGCGTCTCTACGAGGGAATGGATTTCTTACACATTCCCGTCTAACGCGGCCATGGACGTTTCTTGGGACAAGAATTTTACTCTTGTTTCGTCTGTAGACGGCGGGGCGATTAATGAATCATCCACTACTACGTGCGTCCCAATGGGGCTGATTATTACGGATATCGTCACAGGGGCTAATCAAAACGTCAGCATGACCGGAGGGGTAAGCTAATGAAACTGTCTATCCAGGCTGGTAAAACAAGCCAATCTTTGAATTTGTTTATTCTCGACTCGACGAAATCCGACGGGTCTGGACTCACTGGCCTGGTATACAATTCGGCCGGCCTTGTCGCTTATTACACCCACACCGGAACAAACGCCACAGCCACGGCCATTACTTTGGCAACACTGGCCAGCGTCAATTCGGCTTTCTCCTCTGGCGGATTTAAAGAAATAAGCGCGGCGAATATGCCGGGGGTTTACCGATTCGATATACCGAATAATGCGATTGCGACGGCGAAAGGGCAATCTGTTCTCATTCAGTTGCAGGGCGCGGCGAACATGGTCCCCGTTTTAATTGAGATCGAGTTGATTGGATGGGATAACCAGGCAACGGCAATTAGTTCGAACATGATCCAGATCGACGGATTGGCGACAAACGGGAACAATGCGACCTTAAAGTTAAAGAGCCTTGACCTAAGGAGCAATGATGCGACGGTAGCGGCTCTCGAAGTCCGTGGGGGCACAGGAGGGGTAGGTCTTAATGGTGGAAAAGCGGCAAATTTCCTCGGTGGGGGGGCTGGTACCGGTGGGGCGACAGGAGGGGATGGTATTTATTCGGCTGGTGGTGGTGCCCTTTCGTATCGTGGGTATGGTCTTAATTTAGATTCTCCTTATGCCGGTCAAGGGGGCCTTCGCGTGTCCGGTAATTTTACAACCGCGGCGGCGTTGTTCCAAGGTGACAGCTATACAGATGGGATGCGTGTGACGGGTGGATATGGGTGGGCTGGTGGAATAAACGCGAACATAAGCGGGTCGGTTGGCTCTCTTTTAACCGTTCGACCAAAGAAAAACACGGGCTTTGATAACTTCATGTTCCCGATGTTCGACGCTACCACGAAGAACCCAAAAACAGGTTTGACGGTCACAGCGGAGAGAGCCATTGACGGAAACCCATTTGCCCCCTGTTCTGCTTCAGCGGTGGAACTATCGAACGGTGTCTACCGCGTGAGCTTGTCGGCGAGCGACTTGAACGGAAACAAAATCATGTTGCGGTTCTCAGCTCCTGGGGCGGATGATCAGCTTGTCGAGATCATCACGCAAGATTAAAGGGGAATGCCATGGACAAAATGACCGGATCGGAATTTTACGACTACGTGGTAAGGACGTTCAAGCGGACGGACAAATCCTCCGAAGTCTATGACGCCATCACTGACACCATCTTAGATATGTGCGAACGGATGGAATTTGAAGACACGAAAGTAGAGGCGTATACGGTGAGTGGTATATCAGCACTTGGAGATTATAAATTAGACCTACCTGACAATTTCGGCAGGCTTATTGGTGATGTCCGATGGAGCGACGGGGAGGACTCCTTCACGTTGGTCAAATTGTCTAAGCAGAAATTTAACGAGCAATTCCCCGGACACGATGGGACGGACCCCATCGACGGGGAGCCTGCCAATTATTGCGTGTTTGGAAATCAAATACTTCTTGGACCAGTTCCCGACAATACCACGTATGAATACCAAATCGACTACTCCACTTTTCCGGCGGACGCGGTGACAAGTTCGACATCCGAAGTCTTGTTTTCAGATAAAGCGCGTGAATGCGTTAAATTCGGCTCTCTTGCGCGCCTGTATGAAGTCATGGAAAATTTTGACATGGCGGAAAGGTATCGTGGAAAGTTCGAAAACGAACTCGGACAGTTCGTGGCACGGGAGAAATTGAATACTCGCGCACCGTTTGCAGTGAAACAGGTGAATATTTAATGCCGACGAAACTCAATATCCCGCTTCCGTCGAAAGGGCTTGTAATTGACAGACCCTCTGAATACGTTGACGAGAGGTCGGCATACAACATCCGGAACATGGAGTTTAACCGGAACATCATCCGGAAGCGGTCCGGAAGCTCTTTATTGGGCGGTTCTCTTGGCGAGAGGGTGATGAAACTATTTGAACTACAGGTGGGGCCAGCCACTAGGCTAATGAGGGTTGGACTCACTACGGTGGAGGACTTAGACAAACCTACGAGCGTTTGGGGCGATATCACGGGGACGGCGTTGACCGGGACAGCAGATGATCAGGTTAGCGTTGGTTTCCCGCTATTGGCGGCTGAAAAGATAGCTGTTTTCACGAACGGGATAGATGCCCTCCGGAAGGTTGAGATTACCGGAAACGTCGCGTCCCTTGGTGGAACGCCTCCCATTGCGAAATATTGCCGAGCGTTTGGCCCTTACCTTGTGTTGAGCTACATCACCACAGGTGGAAATACGTATTACAGCCGGGTCCAGTGGTCGGATACCGGGGATTGTGAGACGTGGTCCGGGGGGAACGCCGGGAGCACAGACCTTTTGGAGGACCCGGAGGATATCACTGGGATGGGAATTTTCGGGAATTTCTTGACCATCCACAAACAAACGTCAATCTACCTAGGGCAATTGGTCACCACATCCGACGTTTTCCGGTTTGACAGAAAATCAACGGGCGTTGGGTGCGTGGCGGAAGCGACGATTGCGAACATTCCGAGCGGGGAGCAGATTTTCTTGGGAACGGATGGTATTCATATTTTCAATGGGATTACGGCTCCTCTGATTGATTCTCCGATTCAGGACGAATTAAGGGAAACGATCAACCCCGGAGCCGTTAAAAGATCGAATGCCGTTTATGTTGATGACCTGGACGAGTATTGGGTAGCCGTCCCTATCGGGTCCGACACTGACCCCAGCACGATCTACAAATACAACTGGAGGACGAAACACATCTACCGGGACGATAGGCCGAATTGTACGGCCATTTCCCTATATCTTAACACGGCCTCGACGACATGGGACACGGCGGTTGGGACGTGGGACAGCCAGGTGGAACGGTGGGATTCGAGCGCGTCATTGTCTTTGAACAAGGTGGTTGTGTTTGGCAACGCCAGCGGTGATACACACCGAAGGGCATCGGGGGCTACGTCTGACGGAACAACCGCCATTGATGCTCTATGGGAGACGAAAGAGTTTACTGCCACAGACTTCGGCATTCCAGACATCGACACAATGATGCGGTGGACAGGATTGGAATTGTGGGCGTTGGGGAACTCTTTCGATCTTTCTTATTCAACGGACAACGGGGAATCCTGGACATCCGCCGGGACTGTTCCACTAACGAGCTACTACCCACAAGATAGCGCGCCGATCAATGTTTATTTCGACGTGGTATCTTCTTCGATCCGCTTCCGGTTCACGAATACAGCGGAGAACCAGGTATTCACGATCAAAAAATATCAGATTGAGGCAACTCCTCGGGAGTCACGGCGATGACGAAATTTTCAGAGCCAAATTTCCCTGCGTTGTTTACGGAGCAGTTCGAGAAACTTCGGACGTTCGATAAGGATCTTCTTACGTCTCTGAGCAATTGGGCGATGGTCCTAAAGTCGATCCTCGACGGTGGTATATCGATTGATGACAACGTGGACGCCTCGCGGGTGACGATTGTGACACACGCGACGCCGGGGACGGAGACCGGTTATAGCCATGGCCTCGGAAAGGTTCCACTCGGATACATCGTGACGGGCCAGGACGCGGCCGGGAGCGTATACGACGGTGGGACAGCGAACACGAACACAACGCTCTATCTTAAATCTGATGTTTCGTCAAAGACGTTCAAAATTTTAGTGTTCTAAGGAGAAAATAAAATGGGTAATTTCGACGTAACGACTCCGGTGGGATCGGATCTTTTGAGCCTCGGCGATGACAAAATTCGTGAATTTAAAACGGCGATGCGTGAGGCCCTCCGCGCCGGGGAAGTTGCCGGGGACGACATCGAAGGCGTAGAAGCCATTTTCCCCGGTTCTTCTCCATCAACCGCCCCCGTTTACCGTTATCGTGGACTTAAGGGAACGACTGCGGCACGTCCGACGGCGGGCCAATATGGGTTTTATTACGACACGACGCGGAACGTCCTACAACGAGATAACGGGACGAGTTGGGACGATATTGGGCAAAACGTTATTCCTTCTGGGACGAAGATGGTTTTTTATCAAGCGTCGGCCCCTGTCAATTGGACGGCGGTTGCGGTGAATGACAAATTCCTTCGCGTTGTAACGGCTGGTGGAACGGGAGGATCTACGGGCGGGACCGTTGCGGCGTCCACTTCTTTGGCTCACACTCACACCGTGGCGTCTCACACCCATACACAACCAGCGCACACACACACGACACCCAACCATCAACATTATTTCTTCTACACTGCGGGGACAGAAAATCATGTTACTGCGAACAATTCTTTTATTGGCACGACAACAGAAACAGACGGGGACGGAGCAAGATTTAAAACATACAGCGGTGCAACGGGTGGCTTTTTTAACGTAAGAGAATACACTCACGCAAAAACACAAACAGATGGGAACTCCGTTACCGGGTCAAGCGGGAACGATGTAACAGGTGCGGCAACACCGGGAACAGATTCACAGCTAGGGGCCTTCGCCTACGCCGACGTTGTTGTGGCGAGTAAAGACTGATGAGTTTCTGCCCCTTCATCGCCAAAAAATGCGTTGAGTCTAAATGTCGATTCTGGACCCATTTGTTAGGTAAGAATCCACAGGGCGAAGGGGTGGTTGACAAATTCGGATGCGCGATTGAGTTCTTGCCGATCCTCTTGGTGGAGAACGCGCAAATGATCCGACAAACGGCGGCTTCGACAGACAAAGTGGCGACACAGGTACAGAAAAGCAGGGCTGAATTTATCGGGGCATTAACGCAAGACGCACAAAAACGGCTCTTGGACGCCGATCCTCATGTACCACAAATCGGTAGGACAGGAGACAATTTATGACGACGGCATTAATGGAAAAGCCCGCGCCCTCTGCGATTGAGAGCAGGGACGCATTTAGAAAACAGATTTTTGAACTTGAAAGCGTGATGGCCAAAATACCCGGCGCGACGTTTGGGGATTCTCCCGAAATGCCGTTAAAGCATTCCTTTGCGGAAGGCGTTTACGTTCGAGAGATTTTCATTCCAAAAGGTCACATACTGACGGGGAAAATCCACAAACACTCTCACCCAAACTTTCTAATGAAGGGCGAGGTTGTTGTTGTCACTGAAGAACGCGGGCGCGAACACCTCAAAGCCCCTCTCTCAATGATCTCTTCCCCTGGAACGAAACGGGCGATTATTGCCTTGGAAGATACTGTTTGGATTACGGTTCACGTTACCAATGAAACGGACCTTGAGAAGATCGAGGATTACGTCATTGCAAAAACGTATGACGATCCAGTTTTGTTGGCGTATGACATGAGCCAAAAAAACTGTCTTATCCTTGCGTTGAAAGAAAAAGGGCGGGATTACAAGTGTTTGATGGAGTTGACGCCTTCCGGTCACCTCCTCCCATTCAACAAAGCTATTGAAAAACTTAAGGTGGCTGGCGTCTCGGTTGATGGCCTATTCGGCAAAAAAGTTTCAGATACCGAATGGCACGTAACGACGAGAGAGGGAACGCCTCTCTCTGAAATTGTCCCTGGTGACCATGATATGGTGGGAACGTGGGGCGGAGTGGCAATCGGTGGCGGGACGCTTGGGGCGGCTGTCATTGGCGGACTAGGGAAAAAGAAAACACAGCAGGTACCGCTTGAAACGGCGGAACAGCGGGCGGCCCGCCAAAAGCTGATGGGGTTTGCTGATACTGGGAAATTCGGGAACTTCACGGCTGGGGAAGAGGTTCCCCTCGGGTATGGCGACTACAACATGACCGGGATAGAGAGCCAGGGGCAGTCCGCCTTGCAGGACCTTCTGAATCAGGGCCTCCCCTCGCAATACGCGGCGGGCGACGCGGCCCTTGCCGACTACCTCAAGACGGACCCCACGGACATTGCGGCACAATACGACCCGTTCAAGGCGCAGGTCCAACGGCAGATGAAAGAATCAGACCGCGCGCTAAAGCGGAACGCTGGATTTGCCGGTAACCTCTACTCCACCGACACGATACGTGGCCTTGGCGACATCCAGGCGCGCGGGAACGAGACGTTGACATCAGAGATGGCGCGATTGACCGATTCGGCCTTAAATCGACGATTGCAGGCTATTCCGCTGGCTTACCAAAGCGGTGAGGCACAGCAGGCGGCGAAACTAAACCAAATTCAGGCGTCGCAACAGTATGGCGGACTTACGCGACAGCTTAACGATGCCTCGATCAAAGCGCGAGACGCTGAACTTTTGAGGCGTAGACAGGAACTTCAATTGCCGATCGACGCGGCTAAAACGGTTGCCGGACAGACGGCAAACTACGGCGTTCCTTCGATCAATACTAGCCCTTATGGGGATCTCCTCGGATTGGTTGGCCAGATAGGCGGTCAATATTTGAGTAACCAGCAGACGAACAACATGATGCAGAGATACTACCCGAGCGGTTCAACGCCTTCTTATGGATATAACCCTTACGCCAACGGACAACTACCGACGAGCAATTTAGGGATTGGGAGGTAACGCGCCATGGCCTCGGTTCAAGAACTCATCGATGCGGCAAACGCTCAAAAGTCTCCCGGTATTTCGGCAATGGAAGGGCTGGCCCGCGGGTATTTGAACGGACAACAGCAGTCACTTGAACGGGCGAAGACGCTCATCATGCTCGAACAGAACAGGCGCGAACAGGAAATGAGAATGCGTGAACAAGAAATGATGATGAAGAACCAGGAGAGGCTTAGCGCGCAGATGGCGGCGCAGGTTGATGCCGCCAGGAAACAAGAGCTGAAAGGAGCCTCTTCAGGTCCGGAGCCTGTCACTCAACAAATGAAAACAAAGGACGTTTGGGAACGGAACGAGAAAGGGCAGTTATCTTTGAGAACGGAGGTCAGTTCTCCCGAATCGACTAAGCCTTCAGCTAACGAGGTTCAATACGCCATTGACAAAAACGGGCAAGCCTACGATGTTTTTACGGGGGAGCCGATTTCCCAAAGGGCTTCCGGTGTGTCGTACAAACACGTTTCTATGACCAGCGCGGGAGGGCAAAACGGAGCGAACGGATTAAAAATCCTTCCTCCCAATGCCGTCTTCGCTCTGAATGAAGGAAAGACAGTTGCAAGATTACTTCCCGATGTTGAAGCCGCTATTCAAAAGAACGAAGGGAAATTCGGACCTATTACAGGGAGATTACGGAGTGCCAATCCCTACGATGTGGACGCTCAGACGTTTGATGCGCGAATGCGGTCGGCTTCTCAGTCCTTTGGGAAATTCATGGAAGGCGGGGTGTTACGAAAAGAGGACGAGGTTAAATACACGAAGATGTTCCCCCAGTCGACTGATGAAGATACGGTAAAGAAAAACAAACTCGAGATCATAAAGCGGATGTTGTCCCAAAAGTATGAGGATGACAGAAAGACTCTCGGTCGTTCCGGTTATGATGTCTCTGGTTTTGAAACATTAGATATTGCGCCGTCAATTTTCAACGATTCAGGCGGCGGGGCACAAATAGGCCGATTCACTGTGACGGTGGAGGAATAATGCCTACCTACAGGATAAAAGATAACCAAAGCGGTAAAACGTTTGTATTAAAAGGCGACTCTCCCCCGACGGAACAGGAGTTGGCTTCAATTTTTGATTCCATGGGCAAATCAGGAGAAGACAAAAAACCTTCGGAAGGAGAAAAGGGACTTATCCGCAAAGGATGGGACGCCTTAGCTGTCCCCGAGAAAATGTCACGGAAAGGGCTTGGTCTGCTGGCCGACATGGTTCCGGAAGGGGAGATGAGTGGGAACATGGTGGCGGACATTGCCCGTGGGACTCCGAAAGTTTTGGCCGAAACACTCGCGGAAGCGGCTCCGTCGTTCATTTCCAGGGGGTCGATTGTCACCGGGGGATTGCTGAAAGGCGCAAAGATGGCGGCCCCTCTCGTCAAAGCGGCAGGTCGTCAAATTGCGAAAGGAGCCGAAGCTATTTCCGGGCTTGAATATAAAACTCCCGGAATTTTAACACAGGCGGCGAATGATTCCAGTTTGATCTTCGCGCCTGGGACAAAAAAAGCCGGGGAAAAGTTTGCGGAGATAATGGACAAGTCAAAAATTCGTCCTTCTTTCGGAAGGGCCACAAATCCTGGCGAAATAATCCAAGAAGCCATGAAAGCGGCTGACGATGGTAGTTTGACACCGCAAGAAGCGGTTATCGCGCGCCAAACTCTTGACTCCATTAAAAAAACCGTGCCGCGTTTCGCCTTTAACAATATGCGAGATGTTTTTGATTCGGTGGCAAAGACAATCTCAAAAGAAGCTGACGCGGCTTTCTCTCGTGGGGTTAAGGCGGACGCTTTACGGAACCTATTCCCTCAAAATAAGTTGGGTGGGACATCAATTGCGAAAAGTGCGCTTGGTTCTATCGCCGGGGTAGGTCCGTTGGTGGCGATGTCCCCAATGGCGCAAGGGGTTGTTGCGACACTTATGGGACTTGCGAGGGGGCCTGCCGGGGCTCTTATTTCAAGCCCGATTGGAGCAGGAACGACAATTGGGGCACTGGCTGAATTAGCTAGGAGAAAGACCAATGGAAAGTAAGAAATCTCTTAATCTCCTCCGTCCTTTTGATTCTGAAAATACATGGATGGGATACATCAGAACGTATGAGATCAATAAAAATCCAATGGCGTATAGGCCAATGATTGTACTGGTCCACCAAAATGCGAAATAAGCATTTAGCACCACTATATTATACGCCTTGGATAAATGTTCGCAAGTG